GTCTAGAGACTTTAGCAATGCTTGGAAAATGCTTAACTATGCTAACAATAAAGTAAAGCCTACTTTGCTTGTTCTTATATCACAATCAAGAAACAACATTAGCGCTATGTACACTAGCCAACAGCCTTCTGGCGGTCAAGCAACTAAGTTCTACTCTTCTTGCGTTATTAAATTATTCTCATCAGAATCTGATAATCAAGCAATTAAAGGTAAAATAAAGATTGGAGATAAATTAATTGAAGAAAAAATAGGAAGAAAAATACGTTGGGAACTTCAATTCTCTAAAACATCTCCAGGATTTCAATCAGGAGAATATGATTTTTATTTCCGTGGTGACAAAATTGGTATTGATGCTATTGGCGATCTTGTTGATACCGCAGAGTCTGTTGGTTTGTTAAACAGAACTGGTGCGTGGTATCAATTAGATGACGGAACAAAGGTTCAAGGAAGAGACGGAATTATTAATAGAATAAAAGAAGATTTAGATTTACAGCAACAATTAAAAGATAAGTTGGCTAATGTCTAAAGAGTTTACAGTTTATCCAGGAAAGTTTCCTTGTAAAACTTGTCAAGAAGAAGTCTTGTCTTTAAGATATTGGGTTGAAACTGGGGAAGCAACTTGGATGTGTTCTAAAAAACATATATCAAAAGTTGGATTAATACCGCCTAAAAGAAAGAAAAGAGATTTTACAAGTGAGTGAACGTAGTGAATCTAAACGCATTGGGGCTAAACAGCATAAAAATTCAGGTCGCAATAATAAAAAAGGAGATGCGACATGGAGAAATTTTGTTGTTGACTTTAAAGAAGTTAGCAAATCTTTTAACTTAAACAAAGATGTGTGGGCTAAGGCTGTAACTGATTCTATTAAATCAGGAACAGATAAGTCTCCTGCAATTATTGTTGTGCTGGGAGAAGGCAATACAAAAGTAAGACTTGCTATAATTGAAATGGATCTTTTAGAACAATTAACAGAGGAGAAATAAAATGACAGAACAGATTCAGCCAACAGGAACAACGCTAGACATGGTCAATGGTTTAACTGAAATTGCTGACTATATGAAAGACGAAGAGTTAACAACTGCCTTAACAATGATTGCTAAGTTAATCATTAAGCCAGATGTTCCACTCAACGTTGCTACTGTAGAGATTGTAAGGCTACAGGCCATTGCAGCAAAGATGTCCTTTAAAGCCACCTGGATGGCCAATGTTGACAAATCCGACAGGGCAAAAAAGAACATATATTTCACGGCAGCAGAATCAATTAACGACTTAGTGTCAGCACTCAAATACATAATACGCTAACCTGCTATACTTATATAAAACAAAGGGATAAAAATGACTAAAAATTTATTAAAACAGATTATGATTAAGCAGGAAGAAACAAAGCATAACGAAGATATTGGGTATACAGAGGGTTTGGTAAATGCTATCCAGCAAGGATATATTGCTGACATTAAACCAAAGTTTACTAAAAAATATTCTTTTTCTCCATCTGGCTTGGCTTGGGGCTCTGGAGAATGTGCTAGATTTTGGTACCTTGCATTTGATGGTGCAGTATTTTATGACAACGCAGATCCTTATGGTGTTGCAAATAGGAATAGTGGAACTCTAAGTCACGATAGAATTCAAGATGCAATGATCAGTGCAGATATTCTTGATAAAAATATGGAGTTTGAAACAACAGAAAGAAAATACGGCAAACAAAAACATCCAGCACTAGAGTTTACAGTTAAATCAGATGATCCGCCAATCTTTGGTTATGGCGATGCTATGCTTGATTACAACGGACAGTCTATTGTTGCTGAAATTAAAACAATGCCAAACGATGGTTTTGAATATAAAAAAGCAAATAGGAAGCCTAAAGGTGGGCACCTAATGCAGTTATTAATGTACATGAAAATATTAAAGAAAGATAAGGGCGTTTTAATTTATGAAAATAAAAACAATCATGAGTTATTAACCCTTCCAGTACAAGTTAACGATGAGTACCGCAATTGGATTGACTACGCATTTGACTGGATGAGACAAGTTCGCAAGGCTTGGACAGATAGAGACATTCCAGTTAAAACATATAGGTCTAACTCAAAAATTTGCAAGGGTTGTCCTATTCAAAAAGCCTGTGCAGAGGCAGAAACAGGGGTTCTAAAAATAAAACCTCTTGAGGGGCTTAGTGAAACTTTGTGAAAAGTGTAACAATGCTTTTAATCCCAACGTAAGTTATCAAATTTATTGCGGGATAAAGTGTAGGGACGCTGCAACAAAAAATAAAATTGTTGAAAGATATAATATTACACGCAGACAAAAACGAATTGGAAAAGTTAGAAAATGCTTAGGTGGATGTGATCAACAACTATCCATATACAATGATGATGGATTTTGCTCTAATTGCAATGTAAGTAAAAAAGAAGTTGACAAAATGTTAAAACAAATAAAAGGATTTTTTGACTATGAGCAAGAATAAGTGGGGCATAGAAATTCAACCTAAAAATATTTGTGCTATTGATGCTAGCACTAACAGTCTTGCTTTTGCTTTTTATATAAACAAAAATCTTGGAGATATTGGTAAAATAAAATTTGAGGGTAATGATATTTATGACAAGGTTGTTGACGCCTGTAAAAAATCTAAGGCTTTATTTGAATATTTTAAATCAGTAGACGCTATTGTTATTGAACATACCGTTTATATAAACAGCCCTAAAACTGCTGCTGATTTAGCATTAGTTCAAGGAGCATTGCTTGGGGCTGCTGGTTTGTCTGGAATTCAATGTTTTAAAAAGGTCTCACCAATTACATGGCAAAATTATTTAGGTAATAAAAAATTAACAAAAGAAGAACAGTTGGTTCTTAGATCTCAAAACCCTGGCAAGTCAGACTCATGGTATAAAACTTTTGAACGGCAGTTTAGAAAAGAAAGGACTATGAAATTAATTGAAATCATTTATGATAAAACTATTAGCGACAATGACGTTGCTGACGCTTGCGGTATCGGTCACTGGGCTATTAATAACTGGAATAAAGCAATAGGGGTTGACAAATAGGACTATGAGTGGTAAACTGTATAAGTCAGAGATTTTTATGCGTAAGAGATACCTTATGGATAAAAAATCTCCAGAAGAGATTGCCAAAGAATGTGGGGCAAGCATAGAAACAATCTATGTTTATCTTGCAAAATTTGGATTAAGGAAATCAAAAAGATGAAATTAGAGCCAGTGTATAAAGATGTAAAAACCTTTAAGTGCGACGATTTATATCTTCATTCTATTAGTGCGCCTTCTGGTAAAGAAATTTGGTCAACATGTCATGTAATTGCACAAATGCTTATTGATAAAAATATTGCATATGGAGATTCTGCTTTAGATCCTGTTAGAATTTTTAGCAAGGCAGATCCAGTAGAACAACTTAGAGTTAGAATTGATGATAAGTTAAGCAGACTTATGAAAGGGACAGACTATGTTGGAGACAACGACATAGATGATCTTATTGGATATTTAGTATTGCTTAAAATAGCAAAGGAAAAAAATGACAACTGAAACAGATTTAATACAACATCTTGATGAAGTAAACAAGGTTGTAGCAGAGTATCTTAAAGGTCAAGATCCAACAAAAATATCTAAAGAGTTAGACATTCCACGAGTTCGTGTTGTTGCATTAATTAATGAGTGGAAGGTTATGGCATCTGCCAATGATGCAATTCGTGCTCGTGCTAAAGAGGCTCTTGCCGCTGCAGATACACATTATAGTAAACTTATCTCTAAGTCCTATGAGGTTATTGATGAAGCATCAATGACAAATAATCTTAGCGCAAAGACTCAAGCAATTAAGTTGGTTATGGATATTGAAAAGTCTAGAATTGAAATGTTACAAAAGGCTGGCTTATTAGAAAACAAAGAACTTGCAGAAGAAATGGTTCAGATTGAAAGAAGGCAAGATGTATTAGTTGAAATACTTAGAGACATTGCTGCAAGCCATCCAGAAGTTCGTGATTTAATTATGCATCGCCTTTCTGAAATTGCTAAAGAAGGAGAAGTGATTACAATTGTCCACGAAGTTCAATGATTTTCTTGAGGTATTAAAAGAAAATCAGTTTGACGCAATACCAGTAGACGCTAAAACATTTGTAGAGTCTTCTGACTATTTAGGACAACCGCCGTTGTCTTCTATTCAGTATGACATCGTAGAGGCAATGAGTCAAATTTATAAAAAAGAAGATTTACAAGAACTGTATGGTTCTGTAGAAGGGTCAAGGTACTATGAAAAATACACAAAAAACGAAATTATCCTACAATTGGGCAAAGGTTCTGGTAAAGATTTCACCTCTACTGTTGCTTGCGCTTATATTGTTTATAAGTTATTATGTCTCAAAGATCCTGCAAGATATTTCGGAAAACCAAGTGGAGATGCAATAGATTTAATTAACGTTGCTATTAACGCACAACAAGCAAAAAATGTTTTTTTTAAAGGTTTTAAAACAAAGATTGAAAAATCACCATGGTTTGCAGGAAAATATAATGCTAAGGCAGATTCAGTAGAGTTTGATAAATCAATTACTGTTTACTCTGGTCACTCTGAAAGAGAATCACATGAAGGATTAAACTTATTACTTGCAGTGCTTGATGAAATTTCTGGTTTTGCATCTGAAGTTGGAACTGGAAATGAACAAGGCAAAACTGCAGAAAATATTTACAAAGCATTTCGTGGCTCTGTAGATTCTCGTTTTCCTGATCTTGGTAAAGTTGTTTTACTTTCTTTTCCACGGTATCAAGGAGACTTTATCTCTAAAAGATATGATGATGTAATTGCAGAAAAAGAAACAGTAGAAAAAAAACACACCTTTATCATGAATGAAAACCTACCACATGATGATGTCAATAATCAGTTTGAAATTAATTGGGAAGAAGATAATATTATTTCTTACAAGGTTCCAAAAATTTTAGCACTCAAAAGACCAACATGGGAAGTAAACCCTACCCGTAAAATAGATGATTTTAAATTAGCCTTTTATACAGACTTAGGAGATGCTATGATGCGCTTTGCATGCGTTCCTACTTTTGCATCTGATGCATTTTTTAAACAAAAAGATAAATTGGAAAAATGTATGAACACTAGAAATCCACTAGACTCTTTTAGAAGGTTTGATGAAACCTTTAAGCCAGACCCAGACAAAACCTATTACATCCACGCTGACCTTGCACAAAAACATGACAAGTGTGCTGTTGCTATTGCTCACGTTGATAAATGGGTCAACATTCAAGTTATTAAAGATTATGAACAGGTAGCCCCTATTGTTATTGTTGATGCCGTTGCTTGGTGGGAGCCAAAAGCAGAAGGACCAGTAAATTTATCAGAGGTAAAGCAATGGATTATAAATCTACGTAGAGAAGGTTTTAATCTTGGTATGGTTTCTTTTGATCGTTGGCAATCATTTGATATTCAAAATGAATTACAAGCCGTTGGGATTAGAACAGAGACCGTGTCTGTTGCTAAAAAACATTATGAAGATTTGGCTATGATGATTTATGAAGAGCGTGTTGCCATACCTATGATTCCAATTCTGCTAGAAGAAATGTCAGAATTAAAAATAATGAAAGGCAATAGGGTTGACCACCCTCGCAAAAAATCAAAAGATCTAGCCGATGCCGTCTGTGGGGCGGTATTTGGAGCAATATCTCATACACAAAAGACTAATAATACAGAGATAGATGTCCATACTTGGAGTTCTTCAACACGACTTGCGGAGAAACAGCAACGTATGGTAGAATTAGATAATCGAGAAATGCCTAACGATGTTAAGAATTTCTTGGATAAACTAAACTTAATATAATCAAACAAGGAGAAAAATGAATTCATTTAAAAAGATAGCACTTGTTACCGCTGCAGCGTTGGCAAGCACAGTCTTTGTTGCAATTCCGCAAGCGCAAGCAGCAGTAAGTGCTGGATATGTATTATCCGACACGCTGGCTAGCGGTGCTCGTGGCGTAACAGTATTAGCAGACACAACTAAAGCAGAGGCTGGAGTTAATGCAGTAGTTGTATTAACAACTTCCGATACTTTG